TGATGCGTAAACAACAGGAATATGAAGCTGACAATATAGTTTCAAAACTTGGTTTTGGTATTCATCTAGCATCCGCTCTAAACAAGATGGACCGTAAGACATCTAATAAACTTGAAAAAGTGATTGAGATTTTATCTGAACTAATAGATGAACATCCACCAATTAGAAAAAGAATTAAGAAAATTTTATCAGATTTGAAATATTATAAATATCCACAGTATATAAGTGATGAATTTAATGATATTATGAAAGCGTTGCCATGAGAGGATATTTTTTCCATAAAAGTATAAGACGATCTCTAATTCAGTTTTTAGATTTATTCAGGTCCATCTACATAGCTAGATATGACAGTAATGGGTATGCGAAAAAGATAATCAGAGTTCCCATATCATTTGGACCAAAAGAGAAGGCTTTCTATTGGTTGCAATCAGGTGGAAAAAAGACTGATGAGACTCTACCATTGATGTCTGCCAATATAACAGCTATAGATTTTGATGCTACAAGAATGACAAATAGAGAGCAGGCAATAGTCATTGAACGTGATTTAACTAATAAAACGTTAAAGATGTTCAAAAACGCTATACCATATAATATTGGTATAAACTTAAATTTGTGGGCTTTGCACATGGTTGATATTGACCAGATTCTTGAGCAGATTTTACCATTCTTTGCTCCACACAACTTCATCAGAATAAATTTTCCAGAATTAAGTGCGAGAATGGATATTAAAGTGATTCTTAACAATGCTACACCTGATATTACTGAAGAAATGGCTGAAGAGGACTGGCGCGTAATAAAATGGGTATTATCATTTACACTTCAAACATACGTGTTACGTCCAATCATAATTAGCACGAGTGATAGTTCATCTGAAGAGTCTTATGACGATTATGAAGAAACCCCACCATCTGGTTCTGGATCACTACCTGGTCTTGGATTTGATATGGGTTCTGGTGGTGTTGTATTTATAAGTAGTGGTATGATTGATAAATTATTAGTAAGACTATTTACTAATGATAAAGCATGGGAAGATAGAGGAACAGAGACAGTAATTGTTTCTGGAGCCGAGATGTTAGCTTCTGAGGCTATGTTATTTGAAGGTCTTGGATATGATGAAGATGCTAAAATACTATTTGACTATGAGGTATTTGAATGACAAATATCAATAGAGCAACACCAACAAATTATCAACTTGTAATTCCAACTATAGTAAGTGATTCAACACCAGATACTATGCGTGAATTGACATTGAATATATATGGAACTGTTATTCCAGGAGTATCCCTTGATCAGATAGACTCAAGATGGCAAGGTAATAAAATGAATTTTCATCCCGGTGGAATTACATTTGATAGCTGGAATATAAATTTCATGGTTGATGCTGATTACACTAATTGGCAATATCTATTTAATTGGTTAACAATGATCTCAAATAATTATGATGTTCCAAGCAATACTCCATATAAATATAGTGTAGATTGCACTTTAAAGATTTTTGATAATTTTCAAACTTCTGTTATGAAATTATCTTTTAAGAACGTGTGGATTCAGAGTCTTGGTGAGGTGGTTTTATCGCAAAGAGAAGGTGAATCGCAGGTAGAGTGTTCTGCTACTTTTGCTTATGATAGATTTGAAATTTGTTGAAAATAATTTAATGTATAAATATAAATAGTAATAAAAATGAGAGTATTGGCAACCATATAGGAGGAATATATTATGGCTTTTTATCTATCACCATTAGTCGATGTAAATGAAATTGATTTGACTACTACTATTCCAGCAGTAGCCACTTCAGTAGGTGTAATAATTCTTAGAAACACGTATAAGGGTCCTGAGAAGAAAAAGCAGTTGATAACAACAGTCAATGATTTAATTACTATTTTTGGCTCACCAACGTCTGATGCATCCTGTTATCAGGATATTCTATCAGCTGTTGGATTCCTACGTTATGGATCAGCTCTATACTGCACGAGAACGATGCCAAAATCAGCAACTTTTGCTGGAACAAAGGCGGCTTCGGGTGGGCCAACATACGCTTTCTCTCCATTCACTACAGAAAATGCTTACAAATTAAGTGACTTTGCGAGTGAAGATCCAGATGAGTTTCCTAATGAAGTTACTGTTTCTGGAATTATCCCCTTCTATCTAATTGCCTCTTCGAGAGGAGCATGGGGAAATAATATCAGAATAGCTTGTGTTGACTATGACACTTATAACG